TAAAGACTGAAGGATCGCCTTCTGCTTCTAGAGTGATAGTGTTTTCAGAAGTAACCTTTGCTTTGGGAATAATGAACTGGAACATTTCGTCATTACCAGAAGCTTCAGAACGAGCGAAAGTATCTCCTACTACATAATAAGTACCAGGGAAACTATTAGCAGAAACTTCAATAACCGCACCAGTTGCAGCCAAATCAAAGGTACATAGGTACTTACCAACTTCTTTCTTTAATTCGCCAACTGCAACACTATCGCCTTCGGCATTGTAATATTTGGTATTAATCATGGTATACAGTTTACCATCAGGACCAGTCCACTTTCCACCATTAGGATCTTTACCATCTTCAACTACAGTAATTTGAATAGTCTTCATGATAAAGTCGGCAGAAGCATCGGCATCAGTCTTGCCTTTAGAATCAAAGTTCTTAACAGTTCCATTACCAAACATAATAGCCATGGATTTGGCAGAGAACAAAGCATCCTCTAGGGTTACATTAATTTCCTTACCATAATCCCAAGCAATTAGAGCGGCGTTACCCTTACCACCACGAGCTTCAGCTTCTTCTGCGGTCTGCTCAATAGTAGACACTTTCAAGGTATCCAGATATAAAACTGGATGAGTAGGCAGTCCAGCGTTACTTAGCTCATAAAAAGTAACGTCAGCGACTTCTTTAATGCCATATCTATCAAGAATATTAGCCATTTATAAGCCTCCTATTTATTCTTCTAAATTTCTAATCCAATATTTAGGTTTTATTTTTTTTGAGTCAGCGCCAGCTAGCAAACTATCAATATCAACTTCATATTTTTCTTTGGCTTGATATTGAGAGATTATTGCTTCCATGGCTATATAACTCATCTCTCCGATATTAAGTGGTGTCAAACCTATACCCATACAGCAAATTGAAGCCATAGAGCTAAATAAACTTAAACCAGTTTTTGCCATTTGTTTGGCTTTAATTTTATCTCTATAACGGGCTTTAGCTTTCATAGCTTTTATTCTTGGATGTTCATTTGGATTTGGCGGTTCTACTACTTTCTAATTAGTAGCCAAACGAATCAAATTTTGAAAATCAAAAAATTCTTTTTCTGAAATAGTAATAAGCTAATCCAAAGACTAAAGACTTTTTAGTATTTTTTCTAAACCACCAATGACAATAATCTTTTCTTCATACAAAAAATCAACTTCTACCTTTAAAAAAAATTTAAACGCTTGCTTGCATAAAGAGTTATATTCTTTGCTATGATAACAGTTATTTAGCATAAACTCCATGGGAGTTGGAAAAGAAGTTAAATCCTTCTTATCTTTTACATAAATATCTTCAATTTCCTCTTGGGACTAAGTTAATATCTTTAAAAAAAGACCGTATTTATTATTAGAAATAACATCTCTTAGTGTGGGCGGATATATTAACACTCCGGTTTTAAAATGAACTGGCGCGCCAATAAAAAATAATTCTTTACTCATAAGCAGTTATCCAAAAAGTCTATTCAAAATCGCTAACTTCATCGGTATAGAAATTGGTATCAAAATCTCCGCCAACCATCTTGCCCAATCCATTGATTTTTTTATTGTTAAGCGATTCTTCAATTTCTCCTAAAATCAAAAAGGGTCTTAAATTAGAATCTTTAATAACCCATTGAGTTAAAGGAACTATAACTTCTATTTGAATTTTTACAGTTTTAAATTCAGTATTGCTAGACATTTTTGTCGCTCTATCTACTTTAATTACTAAAACAGATTTAGCATCTTCTTTTGGACCAATTCTAGGAATTATTTTTATCAATTTTTCAAAAATAAATTCCTTTTTCTGCTCGTCAGTCAGTGGCGGCTAATTTAATGGATCTTTATCGGTATAATATAATAAATTAACTAATCTATCATTAGCCATAAGACGAGTTACAATTTTTTGAAGATTTTCACCCAATTCTCGGCAATGTCTTACCGCCATTAATCGCCACCTCCCAAATTTAGCCAATAAAAATCGTTAGGATTGTCATCTACAGTCTGCTTAGGTGGAGCTGACTAATCTCTTAAGTACACAGGGTCAACAGTAACATACTCAACTCCAGGAGTTGAAATAATATCATAACCAGTTACCCTATAAGCCTCTTTTAGGGTTCCCTCACCTATTTCTAGATAATCATCCTTACGAATAAATTCGTTAGTTGGTATTATAAAAAAGCTAGACTTTAGATTTTCACCATAAATTGCATCTTTTCGACTTCTAGACCTTATTTCATCTTTTAACATATTATCTTCTTGTCCATAGAGATAGCTCCAAGAAGAACGCTAATTTCCTTGACGATCGCGCCAAGTAATGAAATGGGTCATTTTTAAAACTATATATCTATTATATCCACTGGCTTTAATGGATTCTAACCAATAAACAAGCCATGGTTGTTCATTATTATCTTTATCTGGAATCATTAAAATGGTTCCACTAGGCATATTAAGGTTTACTCTAGTAAGCAAATACTGCATCAATTCGGTTTCATCTTGTTTATATCTTTCTAATAATCCAGGATGCATTTCATTTTCAAAAATAAAATCCACTCTGTAAACACTTCTTAAAAGCAAACCTTCAAAAACTTGCTCACGCTATGCTTGAACGCGACTTTGATAGTCATAACCGTAGCGATTTAAACGCTTTAAATAAACATCTTCAAAGTAATTCATTTTGAAATTAAATCCATACAATCAAAAATTACCCCTCTAAAATATTCATATCTTAAATATTTCAAAGTGGAAAGTTTATGCCACAAAGTGTAATAGTTAATGGTTTTTTCTTCTTCACTATATCCCATAAGCTCAATTAAAATTGAATCAAGAAATTTCTCCCAGTCACGCCCTTTTTCTCTTTCACAAAGTAAACCAAATAGTTTACTTTTGAGTTTGTTATTATAGGCTTCTTTTATTTGCTTGTCCATTAATTACCACCCGCTAACTTGGAAAAATCAAAAGGTTTACCCTTTCTAGAGCGATAATAAGTCGCTTCACGTCGACACGCTTTCTCCTCTTGAGTTTTATAAAGACTGTTTAATTTATCAAGTAAATTGGCCTAAGAAAAATCTCTTTCTTCATATAAGGGCTTAACATTTTCCCAAGTCATAATACAGCGATTCAACCATTCACACTTCATAAAATCGGCTATAATTTGGATTTCTTCATTGTTTAAATCATCTACGAAACCTTCTTCGTTATATTCCAAGGAAACTCTTGGAAATTTAAACCAAGATAAAGCATTAGTCATTATTTGAAACCAGTCTTGCTCGGCTTCTTCTATCATCCAATGTTGCCACTCATCTTCAAGTATTCGTGACAGAAAAGCCTCATAAACTTTTCTAAAAGGAGTCATATTATACCTCCTTTGGTCTATTCAATTCAATAGTTTTTAAAATATCGACTTTACATTTTTCAGAAACAATAGCCAAACGGTCTAACTGAATATCATTCTGTTTAGAAGCATAATCAACCAATTCTTGCTTCTGAACAATACTCATTTTATCAATAGCAGACTTCATCTCAGATACTGGCATTAACTTCAAAATACGATTCAAATACTTGTCATCAACAGGTAGAACCTCAGTGGGAGTCTCAGTACCTGGTGCTTCCAAACCAAGCTCAATCTTGAACTCCATATCATCAATATATAAAATACCTTTCTTAAACATATATTCTATACCAGGTTCATAAATCGCCTCACGCAGAACATCTTTACTTACTGGTAACTTCTATCCTTTCTTATTCCAAACTCTGTGCTCCAGAGAAGAAGCGCTAATAGTACCGCCAACCATACTTGTAACCATTACTTTATCATTCATTATAGAACTCTCCTTTTAACTCAAATTATAATAAAAGGGGTGAGTAAACTCACCCCTTAAAAACTTAGATACCGTAGGGGAAATCGGAAGTGTCAGGAATGCTGGTATTCTGATAGATACCCCAATTGTGGTGGGTCATGATAGCAGCACCCATCTTCTTATAGGTGTGGATTTCAATAGACTGGTCACGGTTGATGAAATCCCACATCTGAGTAGCACCTTCGAAGACAATTTTAACAATCTTTTCCTTGCCAGCGGGTAGAACGTAAGCGAACTGAGGATTAATCCAAGTCTTTTCGTTCTTCTGGTCAATGAAGGACTGAGGAATCTGAACAATAGGAGTGCCACGGAAAACATTCACATAACCAGTTCTGTAGATAGCCTCAATGTCATTAGGATGGTAAACAGCCTGCTGACCAGCAACACCAACAGGAACGATGGCATCAGGACCCATTTCACCAACGAACTCAGGAGGAGCGAAAATAACAGCAGCGCCACCGTAAGCCTTAACTACACTTACCAGCTTGAACATCTTGTCGCTCTCGAACTTATCGGAAATAACCTTGTTAGCTTCAGGACGACCAACAGCATCCTTAGCAGCAATCAAAGCCTTCTGAACTTCGCCGAATACAGCGTCGGTCAAACCTTCAGTAACAATTTCCATCAGGTCAGCCATGTTATCGGCGCCATCTAGGAAACGCTCAAAGTCAATTCTAGCAGCTCCACCAATTGCGTATGCGCCTAGTTCGAAGGTCTCATTATCTAGACGGAAGGTCTCATAAAGACCAGATAGACCAACGCGAGTTAGGAACTTCTTTGCGCGGTCCTTGCCCAGGCCCTTTACGCGGAACAGAGCCTTCTGACCTTGAGGAACGTTCTTGATTTCAGCGAACATACCCATAACCTCAAAAGCCTTCTTGGGAACGACTTCGTCAGCAGCGGTAATCAAAATTTCAAAAATATCATATTTATTACGCTGGAAGTTGTTGATAGAATCACACATAGCAGCTAGTTCGCCGCGTAGAGCTTCATCAACGGTCTCAGCAGTATAGTTAGCAGGAGCAGTACCACGGACGGCGTGCAGAGCCAACTCTTTTAATTCTTTAATAGTAGCCATTACACAATACCTCCTTGATTAATCTGCAACAACATGGAACTTAATAGCGAACTGA